CAAAGATGGTCGTGCTGACAAGCGCGAAGGTAAAGACGTTAGCCACAACAAGGCACTGAGCAAGGGCGGTAGTAACGCAGACGGTGTGCGGATAGAAAGTAAATCAGCTAACAGAAGTAGAAACTATAAAAGGAGAAAGTAATGGAAGAAGTAATCATACGAGTGGAACGCAACACGCTAGGGGAAGCCAAGCCCGAAGTGTTAGCGCGAGTCAAGATGATGGACTACCACCATGACACAGACAAGTTTAACGTAGATTGCCAAGCAGTAATTGAGGCACTCCGCACAGCGTACAGCGTTTATGGTGATGGGGATGTGCATATGACATCTACGTCCAAGATAGAGAATCTAAACATATGAACGAGATCAAAAAGAAGTCAGCGGCTAACAAACGCCGAGCCAGTGCTAAAAAGAATAAGAAAACTACGTTACAGCAAGTGAACGACAAGTGGTTACGGACAAAATTGGGTGTGGTAGACGGTGCTTAGATCCGTCTTTAAATGATGCAGTTTCTCTCCTATTGAGTGTAATTACTACTGCATAAAATCTAGGAAGCCTAGGGTTTTTTGTTTTTCTTTGTCCCCATAACCCGACTTGACCCCATCGGGAGGCGAAGCGGGGTTCCAGAAATATCGTATTTGAGTCCTTTGCACTAGAGTACAAAGTATGCTTACAGCTAAACAACAAGATATTATAGACGAAGCCTTTGGTAAGTGTAGGGGACTCGTACATACCAACTACACCGAAACGCCAGAAAAAGAAAGTGCAACCCTTTCTGTAGAATCTGGCTATAAACCTTTCGCCCACCAAATAGTCACTACTGACTTCCTAGTAACCCACAAGAAAGCGTTTTGTTTTAACGAACAAGGCACAGGTAAAACTGCCTCTGCTTTATGGGCTGCTGACATGCTTATAGCAAGGGGTACAGTGGGACGAGTCCTAGTGATATGCCCCCTCTCTATCATGGACTCTGCGTGGCGAGAAGACATAAAGACTTTCACTCCCCATCGGACTGTTGGCATAGCCTATGGCACAGCCAAGGTTAGGTCAAAGATACTAAGTAGTAAGACCGACTTTGTAATAATTAATTATGACGGTATGAAGATTGTTGAAGACGATATTCGTGCCAGTAAATTTGACCTTATCATTGTCGATGAGGCTACTCATTATAAGAACGCTCAGACCGTCAGGTGGAAGACGCTAAACAGGATTATGACTGATGATACACGGCTGTGGATGCTGACTGGTACACCTGCCGCACAGAGTCCTGTGGATGCGTTTGGGTTAGCCAAGCTAGTAAACTCTGCTAACGTACCCAGATCCACTAGTGTATTTAGGGATCAGACAATGCGTAGGGTTACCAACTTTAAGTGGGTTCCAAGGGACTACGCAAACAAGATTGTACATAAAGCACTCCAACCTGCCATAAGGTTTACCAAGGAGGAATGCCTAGACCTACCCCCTATGGTATATGTGAAGCGCGAGGTCGAACTTACCCGACAGCAGAAGAAGTACTATGCGGAGCTAAAGACCGAGATGATAGTACAGGCAGGTAGTGAAGAGATTACCGCGATAAACGCGGCGGTTAGTATTAACAAGCTACTGCAAATATCCGCAGGTGCGGTCTATACAGACAACAAGGTCGCACTAGAGTTCGATATAAAGAATAGGTACAACGTCCTGCGTGAAGTTATAGATGAGTCCGATAAGAAAGTAATTATCTTTGTACCATATAAACACGTCATACAGGTGCTAGCTCAAAAGCTGATAGCTGACGGTATTAATTCAGCAGTTATAAGTGGGGACGTATCCTCGACTGACAGGACAGATATATTCAAGCGGTTTCAGACTACTCCTAACCCAAGAGTACTAGTGATTCAACCACGTACAGCGGCACATGGGGTAACACTTACGGCGGCTAACACGATAGTGTGGTGGTCTCCCACAAGTTCATTAGAGATTTACGCACAGGCTAACGCTAGGATACACCGAGCAGGTCAAGACCATAAATGTACGATTGTTAAGTTACAGGGGTCAGACGTAGAGAGACGTTATTGGACTCTCTTAGATACTAAAACAGACATTCACACAGCTATGATAGATTTATATAAAGAAATGATTGACTAAGATAGAAAAACATCTTAAAGTTCATATTTCGACCTATGAGGAAATATAAGATGCAAGAAAATAGTGAACCCTTAGTACCAATGGAGGATGTTGCGAAGCACTTTGCAGTATCTACTTCATGCCTTCGCTCATGGTTTCGTAGAGGCCAAATCCCTCCGCACACTTATATCAAGGTAGGTAATACTAAACGGTTTCGTTTGAAGGCGTTAGAAGAAGCTCTGCGCGGTACTACCCCCCTTGAACTGTCGGCGTCAGAAGGGGTGGACGATACCCCTAGAGAAGACCCAACCGACTTCGATATTGATGATCTTCTTGAGGACATATAGTGCTAGTTGATGACATGACGAATGAGGACTACCACGCGCTTAAAGCTATATCAAGTTCGGCGGTCAAGACCATACATGCGAAGTCATTACTACATTGGAAGACCGCAGTATTCAAAGAAAACCCTGCATTCGCTCTTGGCACTGCTGTACACGCATTACTATTAGAGCCAGAGAAAGACTTAGTAGTATGTGGCCCTGAGACTAGACGTGGTAGTGCATGGACAGATGCTAAGGAGTTGGCAGAGGCGGAAGGTAAGACCCTTCTAATAAAGTCTGACTACGATACGTGTGTAGCTATGGCAGAGAGCGTATTGCGAAATAGTAATGCCGCTAGGTTGTTGCAAGACCCATGCGGAGTAACAGAGGTTAGTATCTTTAACGAAGACCCTGAGACAGGGTTAAAGTTAAAAGCACGTCCAGACTTGTTTATACCAGAGCAAGGGATAGTACTGGATGTAAAGACCACCAAGGATGCGAGTCCTAAGAACGGTGGGTTTGAAAGGCAGTTCTTCAGTTTAGGGTATCACGTACAAGCGGCATTCTATAAGCATGTCCTTGAGCTAGATGGATACCCGATTGAAGAGTTTATCTTCTTGGCAGTGGAGAAAGAACCACCCTACGCTGTCCAGATGCATTATCTGCACAAAGAAGTTCTTGAGTTTGGTCTGGTACAAGTAAAAGAAGTCTTAGAGCAGATAAAGAATGTGAAGGACAGAGATATAGACGATACTGGCTGGCCTTCACGCAACTTAATACTTCTTCCGAAATGGATGAAAGCGAATAACAGGATGGATGACATGACAGATTATACAATAACAGGCGTTGAGGCTATGTGGCCTCGTATAAACCGAACCTACAAGTTCGATCAAGCAGAGAAAAGGTCAGTACCTTGTGATGCATTTGATGATGGGGCGGCTTACAACATTCAGTTCCGCATGACTAAAGAGCAAGCTAAAGAACTCTTTACTGAGATGGCGAAGGCTTACTTAGAAGCCCGTGAAGATTCTTGGCCTGACAAGATTGAGATACCCTTCAAGCGTGACGAAGACACAGGTACGTTTACAGGGAAGGCTACGATCAAAGGTGCATACGGCAAAGAAGCCACCAAGAAGCCTATGCAAGTAGATGCTCAAGGTAACAAACTACCAGAAGATTTCCTCCTGACTACGGGCAGTACAGTAAACATCGCTATTGCATTCTTCCCATACAATATGCGTGATGCAGGTGTGTCTCTACGACTACGCGCTGTTCAAGTTATTAAGTACGCTGAGTTGGAAGAGCGTAACCCCTTCAGTGCTGTGGAAGGATACGTACATGACCGTGATGACAACCCCTTTAAGCCTGAGCCTCTTATAGAAGAGAGCGAAGCAACAGAAGAAAGTCCTCCCCCACTTACAGTTGTGAAGTCCAAGGCAAAGGCGAAACCAAAAGCCGAGCCTACCAAGGTAGACGACGAGTTAGCTAGTATTATCGGTAGCTTCGACTAACCACCACTTAAAATTCTGCGGCTAGATTTATCGAAAAGGGTGTACCTCACCCCTGCCGCAGTGACTTTTGTATTCATGGGACTTCTATGGAAACTAGACTATTTTTAGATAGCGTATTAGGTGGTGAAGGTAGGTACTGTCTCTTTGGGGCAAGGAAGTCTGCTCCTCGTATAGTTCAAAATTTTTACTCCTCAGTAGGGGAGCTTCTACAAGCCGCTGACGAACTAAATGCAATTAACTATGACACCTACTTTGCATTAGGCACATTTGATGAGAACGACTCTCGTAAGGCTACTAATGTTTTAAGTTTAAGCTCGCTATTCCTAGACTTAGACTGTGGGCCGTCTAAAGACTATGCCACTCAGAAGGACGCAATTATAGGATTACAGTCCTTTTGCAAGAAACTATCCCTACCAAAACCCACCGTAGTAAATTCTGGTCGTGGTATACACGTATACTGGGCCTTACATGAGCCAATAACACCAGAGGAGTGGTTGCCTGTAGCTCAATGTTTGAAGAGCGCATGTAGCCTTCACGGACTTAGAGCCGACCCTGCCGTAACCGCAGATGTAGCGAGAGTACTGCGCGTACCCAACACTCACAATTATAAGACCGATCCTCCCAGTGAAGTTGTCTGTATGACTATGGGGGAACCAGTTAATCTTGATGTGTTTTATGAACTACTTGGTGGGGAGGAGTTAACACCACCAACAGAGATAGTGTCTTCGCCGGAAGACAAGTACGCGCACCTAGAGAGTAGCTTTAAAGATGTACTTGTAAAGAGTAGCAAGGGGAATGGGTGTGAGCAAATACGGATAGCCTTGACTGATAAAGACAACGTGTCTGAACCAACATGGAGAGGCATTCTATCTATACTGAAAGCGTCCGTGGATGGTAGCAGGGACAAAGCCCACGCTATATCTAAAGGGTACAGCGGGTACAGCGAGTACGAGACCAATGCGAAATGGGACAACCTATCCCCCTCTATGCCGTATAGCTGTGTAAAGTTTAATGAACATAATCCAGACATCTGCCTTAAATGCCCTCATTGGTTGAAGGTAGGCTCTCCAATAACACTAGGTAATAGGACTAAGGAGGCATCAGAAACCACTGTAGAAGCTCCTGCGGCAAGTCTACCTACGGCCCCTATAACCACATACACAATACCTGCTTACCCGAAGCCTTATTTCCGAGGTGTTAATGGGGGTGTGTACCTACGTACCACCGATAGGGAAGGTGACCCCATAGAAGTGAACATATACCACAATGACCTATATGTGGTTAAGCGTATAAATGATGTAGAGACAGGTGAGTCCATAGTCTTACGCCTACACTTGCCCAAGGACGGGGTAAAAGAGTTCACCATGCCATTAACGGCAGTCACAGCTAAAGAAGAGTTTCGTAGGCAAATGTCCATGATGGGCGTGGCCTTAATGAGGATGGATGACTTAATGCAGTACATAACAACTTGGGTTAACGAACTACAAGCATCGGGAGGTGCAACTATGGCGCATAAACAGTTTGGGTGGGTTGGCGAAGAATGTAAGTCTTTTATTCTGGGTAACCAAGAGATATTTGCAGACAGGATAGAATTTAACCCTCCATCTAACCAGACAATAGGACTTATGCCCGCTTTTGAACCTAAAGGCACGTTGGAGGGGTGGAAGGAAACAATAAACTTTTATAACCGCGAGGGCTTTGAACTGCATCAGTATGTAGTCGGCGCAGGATTTGGCTCTATCCTTATGAAGTTTATGGGGGAGATAAGTTGTGCCGCGCTTCACTTGCACAGTAAAGAATCTGGGGTAGGTAAAACTACCGCTTTACTAGCCGCTTTATCTGTATGGGGTAGGCCCGACGAACTTCTCTTGCAAGAGAGGGACACGTACAACAGTAAGATGAACCGTGGTGAGGTTATGCATAACTTACCATTGTGCATGGACGAGCTAACCAACTCATCAGGCAAACAGCTTAGTGACATAGCGTATCAGTTTACTAGTGGTAAGCAACGTATGCGTATGTCTGGAGGTAGTAATGCGGAAAGATACAGGGGCGAGCCTTGGAACTTAATCGCTATAACCACAGGCAATACAAGTATGGTAGAGCTTATAGGGACATATAAGTCTATGCCAAAAGCAGAAGCACAGCGTATATTTGAGGTTAAGGTTAAGCGTATATTTAATAGTTCAAACGATAAAGGTATGACAGACGAGTTCGCACGGAACCTACTGGCAAACTGTGGTTGGGCGGGAGTCATTTTCGTACAGCACATACTAAATAACTTAGATGCTGTTAAAAACCTCATAGCTCAAGTACAAGAGCGCGTGGACAAACGTGCCAACCTCGTAGCTGAAAACAGGTTCTGGTCAGCGCAAGTAACGGGCAGTATATGTGGGTTGATTTTAGCTAGACAAGCGGGCCTTCTGGACTTTTCCATAGAGCCTGTATTTAACTGGGCTATCGAAGAAGCCAAGGGTAACAAGTTACGTTCTGACGATATGAGTTCTTCGGCTCAACAGACACTAAACGACTATATTAACGAGCATTGGGGCAACGTACTGTGGATTAAAAGTACAGACGATGCACGTAGTAAGGACGGGACTGACCCATTGGTTATAGCGGAGTCTATGCCTAAAGGTAAGCTGATCGCTAGATATGAGGTTGACACTAAAAAGGTTTACTTAGTACCTAAGCCCTTGAAGGAGTGGTGTGGTAAACAGCAGATAAATTACGAGTCCCTTATAGAGGATTTTATAAACGACATGGAGGGTGTGCGGGGTAATATGCGGTTAAGTAAGGGTACGCACGTAGTCTTGCCCAATAGCCGTGTGATCATAGTTAAATGCGATCTAGATGTTAAAAATAGGTGACATAAATCCCGATGGGATAAGGGTAATAATTAACTGGGAGCGGATGGTCGTGGGGGCATCCGTCTTTGTTTTGTGCGTCAACACTGAGAAAGCTATATCGCAGTTAACTAAGATAACTCAGGCAAAAGGTTGGGACTCAACCATACGAACAGTTACAGAGGACGGTAAGCTAGGAGTGCGT